GCAGGTAGGACACCTGGCACTCGATCAGGATTGCGTCAGGTCCGCAGATCGCGTCACGGGTGATGGCACACGCCTCAGAGACTCGGGCGGCTCCGTACATCATCAGGAGCCCCCGGATCTCGTATGGAGAGGTCATCAGAGCGAGCTTGAGTGTGTCCTCATCGGGGAGCGTGTAGACCCTGGCGACTCCCTTGGGGATCTTGATGCTGATCCCGAGGACTGCCCTGACCGCGATGACGGTTGCCCGTCGGCTGTTGGTCGGTAGAGCGTCCAGTCCTGGCTTCAAGGCCAGTGCTGTGACGCTCGCTGCTGGCTGGTCTAGGTCGATGATCCTGCTGAGGAGTCTCTTGTAGCTGAGGTAGGTGGAGTGCCGTAGCTCCCGCTCAAGTACGACCTCTGCCAGTCGCTCGCGTACGCTCGGTGCTGTGGTACTTGCCGACATGATGAACCCTCACGCCTCTCCGGCCGATCGGGTCCGCACGTACGAAGTTAAGACCTTCGGGTGCCAGATGAACGTGCACTCATCTTCGCGGCGCGGACCGTGTGATTTCAGGACGTACGCACTCTAACTCGTAGGCACGCGTCGTAGGGGGCTGACTACAGCCCGAGCTTCCTGATGTCCGACTTGGGAGCGTCGATCAGCAGACGCCCGAGATCGACACCGAGCACGTCACAGATCTTGGGTAGGTCGGACGCGTAGACCTTGCGCGTACCGGCCTCGATCGCTGCTTGCGTGGCTTGGGACCAACCCATTTTCTCGCCAACCCCTGAGCCTGTCTATCCAGCCGGTCAAGTCCGAGAACTCGGTCCGTGTGATCACGGTTCCCGAGTGGCTGGTAGATCGAGTCAAAACCCTTGAGACGCGGGACAAGCCGTCAGTTGTGCGCGAGTCGCTCAGGAGGTCCGGCAGGCGGGCAGGGATCGAGCTGACGCCTCACATGCTTCGCCACTGGTGGGCCACCGAGGCCCTGAACCGTGGCGTGGACATCAAGACCGTCTCGCTACAGCTCGGGCACTCAGACATCGCTGTGACGCTCCGGGCCTACGTGCAGGCCGATCGCTCGAAGATCCGGAAGACGTTCGGCTAGGATTTTCTGCGTCGGCAACCCACACACCGGAGTCACCGACAAACGCAAAAGAGCCCGCCAAGGGAGCGCAATGCTCCCGAGGCGGGTTTCTTTATGCAGTCGGTCTTGGTTGACCTTTAACGGCCCTGTGTGAGCCTCTGAGCGAGCTTGACAGTTGCCGGTGAGTACACACTCGCACGAGCAGTCTCTGTGCCCGCTACGCCGCATACAGCGGCTCCTACAGCAAGCCAGAGAACAGCCTCATCAGCGGACAGGATGCCGTAACCGACCAGGAGGGCCACACCGGGCCCGAGGATCGAATACAGCCAGAGCCGGACAGGCTCACTCATTCGCAGTCGATACAGCATTAGTTCCCCTTGTCGATGTGTCGGTCTAGGCGCGTCTCAACGCGCGTGAGACCGGCCTCTAGGTGCTCCTGGCGGTCTTCAATCCGAGCAAGGGAAGCCTTCACGCCAGCAGCAAATCCGTTACCCGTAGGCTCAGAGAACTTGCTCGCTTTGGCGGCTTCCTCTCTGACGGCTTCAATCTTCTGGTCGGTCTCCCCAACCTTCTTTTTCAAGGTGTAGATCGTGACACCGAATCCAGTAATAATCGTGAGTACCTGGACAGACCAACGAACAAGAATCTCGAGAGTCGACGCAGGTTCCGGACCGGAGTCGACAACTGCCTGAGTGAGGAATTGAATCACTAGGCGGCCTTCTTAAGCTCAGCCAGAATCTCCTTCAGAATCTCAGTGTGGTCGTCCTGAGTGTTCTCAATGTCGGCCACCATAGACTTCAGCGACCAGTTCGGGTTCTTGCTTCCCTTGGGTGCGTTCTTGTTCGGAATCACGTCAAGGTTGAGCACTGCCTTAGCGATCTGCTCAAGATTCTCAGCGGTCAGGTTAGCCATGTCATCGTCCCTCAGTCGGTCAGCTACGGCCCGCACGCGGGCCTTGCTGGCATTGATTTCAAAGTGCATCTCATCGGCAGTGTTCTGGTAGTCGCCGCCCCAGCGAATCACGCCGTCATAGGAAGCCAGAATCTTCCGCAGTGCCTTGACCTGTGCAGCCGAGAAGGTCCCACGAGGACCGCGAGGATGCTTCAGAGCGTTTAGATCAATGGCCGTAGCGCTAGCGTGGTTGCTGATGACAGTGTCCGAGTCACGAACATTTCTGTTCGCCCAAGACCAGTCATCCAAAGGCGAGCCGGCGAGCTTCTCGACCTCATCATTGAACCTAGTAATCAGGTCTACGAAGATGACTCGCACGTCATGGTCGTAAGCCCAAAAGGAAAACCCAGCAGCAGTACCACGGACAAAGTAAGCAGTGGTGTTGTGGGCTTCGTACCCGTTGCCTGAGACAGGCATTTGTGCCTCCTTAGGCAGCTCGGTAAGTAATCTGCGCCGAGAACGTGTCACCAACGCCAGCAGCGACCCATCCAGTAGCGCCTATCCGGGTATTCGGGATGCTCGTTGTCGTACTCCAAGCCCCCGAGAAGGAAACCTGAGTACCACCAGAATCCCAGCCTGCAACGGTGCCCGCGTAGTGCGTGACAGCCGACTGATCCCGGTACACCCATGACCCAAAGGCAGACTGAAGTCCAGGCACGTTAGCCGCGAACGGCAGGTCCACGTAACACGTGGCAGAGAAAGCGGCACCCGTACCCATGATCAGATGGAACTGAGCAGTGACCAGACCACCGACATTCACATACCAGCCAGTCAGGGTGTTCCCTGTCCCGAGCGTGGTCATGTTGAACGTAGGTGTCCAAGACTTAACCGTGAAATCGCTCTGATCAATCTTTGCGCCAGCAGCTACAGCCATAATTCCTCCTCCTAGAGTCCCCAGCGTGCGGGGTCGTAGAGAGTGACCGCACTACCGCTAGCTTGTGTCTTCACAATTCCATTGACCGAGCGAACCACCGTGAGCGTGTTACCGACAACGTTCTTCACCGTCATGCGTTCACCACCGATCAGGATGTCGTAATCACCATCGGCATGAGTCCAATAGACGCCCTCAGGAGGCGTGACAGTGATGCTCGTAGCCGTAGTGGTCAGGCTTCCGGACGTAACCGTTCCGTCGCCTGAATACCGGTCTGACGTCTCTCCGAAGTGACCCACTCGGTACGGACCAGCGGGAATGCAGTTCCACACGATCCGATGAGAGTCCGGCTGAATGGTCTCGGTGATCCCGACGACAATCTGATTCACATCGAACGGCGGGAGCCAATCCAGGTGACCAGGAAGCCCCGTGATACGGAGCGACCTGCCAACATCAACACTGAGTGCTTTGCTCTGGAATGTAGCGTCCGTATTGATACGAGGGTCAGCCAGATCAACACCGATCTGAGGCCACCGAGGTTCATCCCAGGTACCGAGGTGGACACGCCAATCAGCTTGAGGACGCACCGAAGTAGGAGAGTCCAGGTTGAGCGTCACGGAATCGTCGTAGAGACCAACGGTGCTAGTTCCGAGAGGCCCGGACTCGACAACAGACGTGACCACTCCCCCACCACCAACGCCACGGGTCACCGTGACTTGGTTCCTGAGGTCCTGGTCATCCTCGATAGGCGTGAACGGATTGAACAGGTTCTCTACATACGCGAAGTCCTGTCGCCATGTGCCTGAGGGCTGAGAGAACAGCGCACCGAGAGGCGTATAGATCAGGTCCGTACCCTCAGCAGTGCTCTCACGCAGAATGCCACCATCGGTCTCAGCGCACTCCTGCATCAGATCGAGGATTTCCCCAACCTTCTGATAGCCCATACTCTCGGCACGGTTACTTGTCCACGGACTACCCCAAGAAAAGACAATCCCCAGCTCTGATGACAGGCGCGTCAGCCGAGCCACAGCAGACTCACCCGCATAAGCGTTCATCGGAAAGTAGGTGTTAGCTGCACTGAACGTCAGGGAAGGCGTGTTCGTCACCCAGATATGACCAATAGATGACTCCCCAAGCGTGTTCTGTTCGGGGTTGACTATGACCCCAGAGAGGCGTCCCATCGTTGTCGATGTCCACACGGTGCCAATGTTCGTACCAACAACACCGTTCGTGTAATTCATGGCTTTCTGGTCATAGGTGATCTGACCGCCACCCTGAGAGAACGTCAGCTCGAACATGTAGAAGTTCGCACCGAGGTTAAATCCAGTAGTCGACGAACCTGACGTGATCTCTGCACCGTCACTGGCGCGATACGCCTTGACGGTCAGAGCAGTCGGACCAGCATAAGAGACCTCGATATACCCCAGCGTTCCACCAGTGAAGTTGAACCTGATGAACGACGCGTTAGTCGGGGTTGACGACGCATTCTTAGCAACGAACCGCACCTGGACAGTGCCAGTCGCCGTATACCTCGGGACAGAAGCCTTGACACTGCCCGTATTGATCCACGGAAGCGCAAGCGAACCTTGGACAGATTCCGTCTTGGCAGCCTGGACACCAGGCACAACCTGAGCCATCGCAGAGGCATTACCTGCCGACGCGAACGACGTGCTTCCGTCAGCGTCCTCAAACGGCCAGTAGACAACGGAGCTGTTACCGGTCGTCTCGTAGAAGCGTCTCAGCGTCGACTTGGCCACAGACTTA